TCTATCATAGGAAAGCTAAGTAGAGAAGGCGTATATAGAAAAGCTGTCTACAAAACAAAGACAGGCGAGATACCTGTGACAAAAGCACAGTTAGTAGAAAATCTAGCTATGCTGTTAGAAATACCTAGTAGTAAAATTATGGGACTAGAGAAAGCCCCGAAGCAAGATATTAAGTTCTTGCACGATACTATTAATGGAGGTGCTGATAATGGCTGACCATGTAATGAAAAAATATTTTGCTAAAGTAGAGAAAACAGTATATGTTTTAGAAGAAGTAGAAATACTAGCAGAAACAGAAAGACAGGCAGAAGAATTACTAGATGATTACTGTGCTGGAGAAAGTGACGAGAGGTTAACAATCGTTGAAACTGATGAACAAGAAGTGGAGATAGATACTGCATGGATTGATTCTAGTGAAGAATTAGGAGTAGATGAATTTATGAAATATAGGGATAGTTTACACTAATGGAAATTGCATTTGATTTAATACTGTATATGTTTATCATAACTGGCATATACTTTTTGTTCTTTGACGGAACGCCTAAGTCATGAATAATTGGACAGAAGGCAAATTCTGGATAATGATGTTTTGGATAGCTGTACTAATGTTTATATTAGACAGCTGTTCTTAACTAAACCGTAGCGGGGTTGTTCTAACCCTCAACGCTACAACCTTAACTAAACCGTAGCGGGGTCGCTAAAATTAAATAGTCTAGGGGAAATTTGCACAGGTATAGGTAGAATTTAACGCAGTCAGTTGAGTAAAAACGACTTAAAAAATTTTGAATTGGCGTAAGTTATTGGGATTTATAAGTGGATAAATTTGATGGTTTTGTAGTAAATTAGTTTAGATGTTGATAACCCCGTTGAGGTGGAGTTTGAATCGTGGTATAATCGATTGCTTTAATCGCATTAGCAACAACGATTAAGAGAGACATCGGTTATCGCTTCACCGCTCCTAGGGGAGCGTCTCGCTCAAGCGATGCTCTTAACTTATGTTTTGTTGAATTGAATGAATAGTAATTAGCAATGTTATTATCAATTATTGTATATATTATACCACAAGTTTAACAAAATAGCTAGTAATATTTTTGAGTATGTCATCGAATGAATTGACTGTGAAGGTTTGAGTTAACATAAAAAAGTGTATTTTTTAAGTAGGAAGAAGTAATTATCTGCGCTTGGAGAAGTGTCCTCGCTGAGGTCTTAACATTTCTTCGCGTTGTCTACGAGATTCTCTCCGCTTTGCAGCATTTTTGAGACGCTGTTTCTTCTGTGCAGGTTTCTCATAGTATTCTTTCTCTCGTAGTTTTTCAAGTTTGCCACTTCTTTTCATCTTATTTCGAAAAGTGCGTAGCATTCGGTCAAAATTAGGTTGTTGTTGCTCTCCTCTCCTCATCTACGCGTAGTATCGAAAGACCAACCTCGCTTTCTTAGATAATGAACTTTGGAAGTAATCGCTGAAGGCGATTTGTTGAAGTGTATTGCGAGTTCAGCGGCTGAATGATTTCCATACAGCTTCTTTAGTTCGCGAACTTGCTTATCCGTCCATTTATTATTATTTTCCATGAGTGTATTATAACAAAATTAAGTTCCAATGTCAAGAACTATTTTCAGCAACCCTTCATATTTTTCTTGACTTGGCTTCACAAAAGTAGTATAATATATTATATAAAAAATAAATAAGGAATTTTATGATAATACAAGGCAGTATGCGTTACTCTCCGAGTGGTCGCAAAAGAAAAACAAATGCTTACAAAAAGAAGGCTAGACCTGACTTTGTAGCACAAAAAACTAAAAATTTTAAGACGCCAGACACAACCCCAAAGATACCGAGTCTAAAAACTAGTAGTAAAACTAAGTATAAAACTGAAGATAATTCTTGGAAGGTTGAAGAAAGTAAAAAGTTCACAGTAGCTCCCGCTTACAACAAAGGCGCGTATCAAGTAATACCAAGAGGAGATGTAGAATGGATTGGCAAGTAGTTTGGATTGTATTCACGGCTCTTGCTAGTGGACATATCATGTATAATGTTGGGCGTAGACAAGGAATCGGACATACCCTAGATTATCTGAAAGCAGACGGCCAGATAGACTTTGATGAGGACTGAAATTTAGTTCTTGACATGGTGGTATTTTTTTGATATAATAATAGAGTAAAATTTTATATTTTACATGATTTTATGCGGAGTTGTGGGGACTTCCAAATCAAAACCCACGATATGTCTGGCACGAGTAGGAAACATAAGCGTTCCGAGGGCGAGGTTAGGAGCACCACTTCCACCAGTGGTCGGGTTTTGTTAGACATAGTATTATAATAACCGAGTTGCCGAAAGGGACTCATAGAGGCTGCCGAAAGGAGCCGAATATAGGAGAAACCAATGACTGGATTAACAGCATTAAACTTTAACGACTTCGACAAATTATTTGTCGGATTTGATCGCTTGAACAAGGAATTAACTAGGAGGAACGAGAGTTCACCCTTGACTAACTATCCAAGATACAACTTAGTAGCAGTTGGAGATACGGGCTACCGTATTGAAATGGCTCTGCCAGGTTGGTCAAAAGATGATATCGACATCAAGCAACACAAAAATAAACTTACTATAGAAGGAACAGAAAAGCAAGGTCTTGATTCTGGAGAGGAACGCTATGTCCATAAAGGACTAAGTGGTAAAACCTTTAGCAGAATTTTCACTTTGGGCGATTGGGTAGAGATATCCGACGCGGGATTCAAAAATGGTATGTTAGTTATTAACCTACAGGTAAATACACCTGATGAAGAAAAGCCTAAGACGATTACAATAGGCTAGGAGAAACTCTATGCAATATGCAAAACGATTCTTTAATCGTTATGCCAAGTTGCAAGCGATTCAAGAAGTTAAAGACAAATACTGCCCAGATGGGGAGTTGTGCGAGGTAATTATTATGTTTACAGTATGCTTTGGAACAATGTATCTAGCGATGCTACCAATATTATGAAGATAACAGACAATGCCTTAGCAATGTTAAAAGAAAGAGTCGCCTCAAGCTCTGCTTGGGGCGCTCGCCTTAAAGTATCGGGTGGAGGTTGTGGTGGATATACATATGAGTTAAGTTATGCCGAGAGTCCTGACTTAACTGATATGATATATCAAGATATATTAGTAATTGATATATACAGCAAGGAGTATCTAACAGATGCAAAATTGGATTGGGTGGTTAATGGACTTAATGAAGAGTTTCTTATCACAAATAATCAAGAGAGTGGACGCTGCGGCTGTGGCGAAAGCTTCTACATATAGGACACAAATGAATATAGGAACAAAAGGACTAGAAATGATTAAACATTTTGAAGGTCTAGAATTAAATGCTTATCAATGCGCTGCAGGCGTATGGACAATAGGCTACGGGCACACTAAAGATGTGCAACAAGGTATGGTTATTTCAGAAAATACAGCAAATGAAATGCTAGTAGAAGAACTAAATGAATATGAAAGTTATATTACTGGCTTAGTAACTGTTGAATTAAACCAAAACCAGTTTGATGCTATGGTATCATGGGTTTATAATCTAGGAGTTGGAAACTTAAAAGCAAGTACGCTTTTGAAAGTATTAAACGCAGGAGATTATGCAGGTGTACCAGCTCAAATGATGAGATGGAATAAAGCAGGTGGCAAAGTTTTAGAAGGACTTACAAGAAGAAGACAAGCTGAGGCAGACCTGTTTGCAAATTAAATTCGAAGGCAAAGAGTATCAAATCTCACAAGAGATGTGGGACGCTATGAATCAACAAGCAACCGAAAGAGGTATGACTATTGATGAGTATATAACTGAAGCCTTCACACTACTAAAGGAAAAAGATGCAAAACACAAACAATGAGTATAAAGTATACTCCACATACATGGAAGGCGATAGAGTCGCTCATGTTGTAAAACACAGAATAAATGATAGCTGGGGTGTTCACATGAAGAATGGGGATAAGCCAGGACTAACAGAATATTATCCAACACATAGTGAAAGCTGGGCAGAAGATTGCGCAGAAAACTTCGTACTAGGTATTAAACAAATATGATGGAACTTGATGAAGTCATAGTACTAAAACAAAACCTAAAAGAAGTACAAAAACAACTACAAGAGTCCTACAAAAGAGTAGATGAACTCATAAAGGAAATACATGAACTCAAAACAATGGCAGAAAGACAGCGATGAATGGGTTAAAACCATGCACGCTAGTAACGAAAGGAAACAAAAGAAAAGACAAATGGAAAAACTAGTAGGATATAAAGTTGAAGTTATATTTACACAAAATATGACAAAAGATGACCCAGCTGACTGGATATTAGATGCAGTTAATGAAGGTCAGTTTAAAGAAAATACTAATCATGTTCACGCTACATTAGTAGCACCAATAGATTTGGAAAGTGATGAGTATAAGTGGTTAAAAGATAGTATAACCACAGGCTAAGGAAACTTAGAAATAGGAAATAGAAATGGCACAACCTAGTGAACAATTTCAAGGCGACATGAGTCGTAACGAGGTAGAGATTGACCTTAATAAATTTATGGCAATGGTTTCAGAAATTGGTGAATTAAAAGCCAAGATTATGGAGATGGAGAACGAAAGAGAACCAGATAATCCATGGCAGAAGTGGATATGGTTATCAAACATGATAGACGCATGGAGAATATTCCCTAGAGCGTTTTTATCAGTATATATTATATTATTATATAAGTGTACAATATGGTTTATGGAATTACCAGAACCAACATTTGAACAATCAGGATTGATTTCAGTGGTAGTAGGAGCAGGAGCAGCCTGGTTTGGACTATATGCTGGAACGGCAAAAGATAAAATTAATGGTAAATAAATGAAAGAAGAAAAGGTGTTGCAAATAATAAACCTTTCCCCAAGTGAAGCTTGGGTAGAAAAAGTAGTAGAGGTACACCCTATGAAACAAATAGCAGTAATGTCTGTAGTTCAGGTATTAGTGTTAGGATTTATGGGTGTATCTATGCTAATGATAGGAGTAGCGTTCGAATGAGAGAATTAGGAATGACAATGATAGGAGTATCGGTAATTTTTGGATTCTTTACACTCAAAATTTATCCTAACTTAGAGTATAGTGGATATGGTGGAGGACATTCATGTACAGGTGAGTGCTACGAAGAATATGTTGCACTAAATGGTACATCAGTAGATATACTTAGAGCTAAGCAGGCTCTTGCAGCAGCAGACGAATTCAGTTCAATAAAAAGTTTATGGGCAGGGTGTGCAGCATGCCATGGACCAGACGGACAAGGTATGGCAGTATTTCCTAAGTTAGCAGGTCAATCAGCTGATTACATAGTTGATAGGCTTACTACATATAAGAATAGAGGCCAGGTTGGAGCAATGAGCTCTACAATGTGGGCTCAAGCAGGCATGCTCTCAGAACAAGAAATAGCAACAATAGGAAAATTCATAGAGGAAACAATGAAATGAACATAGAAATTTATAGTAAAGATAACTGTCCTTACTGCGACATGGCAGTAAAACAAGCACAACAAATGGTTCAAGAATCATCTAATAAGTATGTAGTATATAAATTAGGTGTAGATTTTGAACTTCACGAACTACTCGAAAGAGTACCCACCGCCAGAACATTCCCACAAATCTTCATAGACAAAGAGAGCATCGGAGGCTATACTGAGTTCTCACAAATCATAAAATAATACTTGACACCGCTCTCAAAATTTTGTATAATATATGTATGAATTTATTTTACTTAGACAAAAATTTAGATAAGTGTGCCGAGTACCATGTTGACAAACATATTGTCAAGATGCCGCTAGAGGTTGCTCAAATATTATGCACTAGCATATGGATTGACAAGTTCTTGGGTTTTGTACCTCGTGCACTCAACAAAGAAGAACGAGATGTACTCAATGAAGAAAAAGCAAAGATAAAACATCTACCCCCAGCAGAAAGACCAATTACACCATACTTACCTATGATGTATAACCACCCATGCACTATTTGGGCAAGGTCATCACTAGACAATCACGAGTGGACACACTGCTACGGCAATGCTTTGAATGACGAGTACAGATACAGATATGGCAAAGAACATAAGTCCATACATGAAGTAGTAAACAAACTACCTGAGCCAGTACATATGAAAAGACTAGGCTTTACAGAATTTGGATTAGCTATGCCTGATGAACTAAAGGATTATGAAAATCCTATACAGTCTTATAGAGACTACTATCATCTTGACAAAGCTACCTTTGCTAGTTGGAAGTTTAGAGATAAACCACATTGGTGGAATGAAGATTACGCTGATTACGAAAGTAGGATAACAAGATGAGATTATTAGAAGGAGCGTATGATGTAGGTGGTATATATCCATTTGCTAGAATATTTTCCGATAGACCTTATGGGTACAAAAGATACACAGTAGTATACGAAGACGGCAGACAGTCTATGTATTCAGGACTGTGGTATAAATTAGCAGACATACAAGACATAGTGGAGAAAGAAATTGACAACAGAAAAATTTAATGACTACGCAAGATTCGTAGCAACAACAACCTCAGAAATGAGCAAGAACACATTAGGGCTTTCTAGCAGAATATTAAGACTAGAAGGAACTACAAGTCATCTAACACGCAGTGATGGAACTGTAGAAAGAGGTGCAGAAATACACATGGCAACACTACTAACTTCAGTAATAGGAATGTTAGCAGAGTCAGGAGAGTTTGCAGAAGTAGTAAAGAAAAAACTATTTCAAGCAGACACAAACTTTACTGATGATGAAATATTTCATATGAAAAGAGAGTTAGGAGATGTTCTTTGGTATTGGGTACAAGGCTGTACAGCATTAGGATTTACTCCTGATGAAGTCATGGACGAAAATATCAATAAATTAGAAGCCAGATACCCAAATGGATTTGAGGTAGTACGCTCTGAAGTGAGAGCAGATGGGGATATTTAGTAAGAAAACTAAGTATAAATTCAATGAAGATAAAATGCTTATTAAGCTACAGGCTTACATTGATAATACTTATGACCAACACTACAGCACAGATAAAATTCAAGCTACTGAATTTATTATAGATTCAGGGCATGGAGAAGGGTTTTGTATAGGAAATATTATGAAATATGCAAAGCGTTATGGAAAGAAACAAGGCAAAAATGAATTAGACTTATTAAAAGTAATTCACTATGCTATTATATTATTGGGAAGCGATGAGACAGACTAGAAAACGAGAACATGAAAAACTAGATGAAGCTAATCTTGATAGAGTAATTGAAATGTTAGAAGGCGACGAGCCTATAACAAAAAAAGTTGCTTGTGAGATGCTTAATATTAGTTATAATACAACAAGATTAGGAAGTATTTTAGCTGAACATAAAGATATAATGGAGTATAGAGCTACTCGTAAAGCTCAGAACAGAGGTAGGAAAGCCACAGACTTAGAGAAAAGAGACGCAATAGAAAGATACCTAAATGGACAAACAGTCTCAGAAATCGCAAAAAGTATGTATAGGTCTACTACCTTTATTCGCAACTTGATTGATAATATCGGAGTTCCACAGAAAATTACGAAGTCCGAAATGACAGTATATAGGCATAAAACACCTATGCTACCCGAACAATGTGTAGCAGAAAGTTTTGACATAGGTGAAAGAGTGTGGTCAGCCCACGATAATGCTATGGCAATAATTAAAAAAGAAGCTATAAGCAAAGCCACAAACTATGTCGATAAGTATAGTGCTAAGTGTTATCAGATATTTGTTATTACTATGACAGATTTTGAGACAAAGTACTTTGGTTATCAAAAAATTGGTGGGTATTGGAGCCATTCACTTACTTATGACTTAGGTAGTTTACGACATTTAAAAGAATACGGAATAGACATCTATAAATAAGGAGAAAATAATGGACGTACTAACATTTGTTGGTGCGTTTTGGATATCAACATGGATTATGCTTCTCTTTAGAACATGGAGTATTATTGCCAGACTAATTGATACGTACCAAATCGTATTAGCACAAAGATATAAAGTATTACATTTTTGTATATATTCTTTTTCTTTAATATTCATAACACCTTTGCTATGGCAAGTAGCATTTAATGATGAATATAGAAAAAGATATGTACTAGCATATGTAAATGCTTTGAGGAAAAACTAAAATGAATTATTTACTAGAAGCATTGTGTCTTAAATTGAAAGGAGAGATAGCTATGGCTAAAGCAAATATTATGGCATACGAAAAAAATGCTGTAGGTATAGGGGAACACCCTGAGATTGTTCAAGCAATGGAAACTCAAGTAGAAATTATAGCACACGCAGAAGATAAATTGCACACAATTCATGACCACTTTGGTCATGGGAGTAAAAAATAGTTCTTGACATAGCACTTATTTTTCTGTATAATATATAGTAATGAGTGATAGATATTATAACCAAATGAGAGACGCGACAGGCTGGGCACCCGGCTTACCCGAATATCTCAAACATAAAAGGAGAAGACGCATGGCATGGACAGATGAATCCAAAGCACAAGCCGTTGAAATGTATACAGATGCTGAGGCAACACCAGAAACAAGTATGGAAATTGTCAAAGACATAGCTGAAGAGTTAGGTGAAAGCCCTAATGGAGTCAGAATGATTCTTACTAAAGCAGGCGTATATGTTAAGAAATCCCCTGCAACAGGCGCTAGCAAATCCACAGGTGGTGGTGCAGCTAGAGTATCAAAAGCTGATGCAGCTGAAACATTATCAGCAGCTATTAGTGATGCAGGTCAAGAAGTAGACAATGACATTATCAGTAAACTTACTGGTAAAGCTTCAGTATACTTCACAGGGATTATCAACGCAATCAATGACTAATTAAATACTACCCAATTACTAACGAGAAAGAGTTTTCTTAATAGTAATTGGAGTATTAAATGAAAAAAGATGAGTTCATACGAACTGTAAATGACTGTGGCGACGCAATCATAACATACAGAAGTACCAACTCTCGAAAACTAAAGTACAATGTTTGTACCTTAGATTTCGATAACAAATATATCCAAAGCAAGAAAAACAGGGCTAAAGAAAGCAATGACACAGTCCTGCTTTTTTGCTGGGATACAGATTCTTATCGCTTACTAATGCCTAAGAATGTAACGAGCATTGTTCCCCTCAGTGCAATATTGAGGAACAAACGATGAACTTACATGACGCACCTGAGATGTATGAAAAAATCATTTCAGAAACAGAAGATGGCACAGAGCAAATAAGACTCACAATAAATACCTTCAGAGATATAGAATATCTACATCTTAGGAAGTACTATTTAGATTTCGATGGAGACTTCAAACCCTCCAAAGACGGACTTGCAATGAAGTTAGACTTCAATAACTCGAAAGGATTATTCGAAGGTTTGGTAGAAATCATTTCTCTAGCAGAAAGCAAGAGTATCTTAGAAACTCACTTCAAAGATATTCTTGACCAAATTTACCTTAACTAAAAATATTTCTTGACATTGCAAGTTATTTTTGATATAATATATAAATGGAAAATATAAAAGCAAGTTTAAGAAAGGCAGCGATTGCATACTATAACGGCAGTCCTATCATGTCTGATACAGAATTTGATAGACTAGCTGAGTTAGTAAATTATGAAGATGTTGGCGCATCTAGTAAAGATAATCGCTATCCTCATGCTTTTCAGATGTTTTCTTTACAAAAGGTTTTTAGTAATGAAGTAAGTACTAAAGACCCTTTCAATAGTTATAAAGATACTGTTATTGTCAGTCCTAAATTGGACGGCGCTGCAGTATCTTTACTCTATGTCGGTGGAAAACTACATCGAGCCTTGACAAGAGGAGATGGCAAGAAGGGATTGGATATAACAAGACAAATGGAAACATTAGTCCCTCGTAGCATAGCTACAAAGATTGAATACTTTCAAGTTACAGGCGAAGTAGTAGCACCAAGAACAATTAAAAATGCTAGAAATTATGCAGCTGGCGCTCTTAACCTAAAAGACATTAATGAATTTATGGAAAGAGATTTACGCTTCATCGCATATGGACTTACCCCCTCTCAAAAACCCGAATGGTCTTGCGACATACAATTACTGAAACGATATTTCTTTGATACAGTTATGGATAGTAATTGGTCTGAGTACCCAGATGATGGAATTGTATTTAGAATTAATTCTAATGTCGAGTTTGAAAAGAGAGGGTATACTTCACACCACCCAAGAGGTGCTTATGCACTCAAACAAATACAAGAAGGAGTTATCACCACTCTCCTTGATGTAGTATGGAATGTCGGAAAGTCAGGAGTAGTAGCTCCAGTAGCAATGCTACAACCTGTAGATATTGATGGTGCTGTAGTAAGCAAAGCAACTTTACATAATGCAAGATATATAGGAGATATGGGTTTAGAATTAGGTTGTAAAGTAGAAGTTATACGAAGTGGTGAAATTATACCAAGAATAGTAAGGAGAATAGACTAATGGCAAATCATGTATATAATTATCTTACTGTGGAAGGAAACGAAGCAGTACAACTAGAATGGGATAAGTTGTTTACAAACTATGGAGAGAAAGTAGAAAGACCTAGTTATCATGGAGATGGCACTATAGAAATATGGGAGTGGTTTGAAATACAAAAACACCCATTTCTAGAAGGCTATGACGAAGATAACTGGTATGATTGGGGTTGTGAAAATATAGGAGCCAAATGGGCTCATATAGAAGACGCCGATGAATTTAGTGCTTACATAGTAAGTGCATGGAGCCCAGTAATTCCTTACTTAGAAAGTTTACACCAACACTTAATAAAACTAGATGAAGAAGTAGTAATTAAATGTAATTATGAAGATGAGTTTAGAAACTTTATTGGAGTTTGGTTTAATGGAGACTACGAAGAAATAGATGGAGACGAGCTAACAGAACAGTTCGAAACTAAATATAAAGTAGATATATCTGATGAAAACTTTGATTGGTGGGACGAGATTGAAGGACATGGAGTTGCAGATGAATTATTTGACAACTTAGTACATGAGTGGTTTGATGAAGTATTCTAAAGAAGAAGTAGAGAATAGCAAAAGAATTTATAAGAGTGCTACTCCTAAACAAGACCTTTCATGGTATGTAAAATGGATAGCTAGTGCATTTTTAATATGTGCTTTTGCAGTAAGGTCTAGTCAATTATACCCTTTTCTAGACTTATGTTTATCTTTAATAGGAGTAACAGGTTGGCTATGGGTAGGATTGTTGTGGAAGGATAGAGCATTGATAATACTAAATGGTATAGCAGTGTTTATCTTACTAACAGGATTTATTAGGCACTTTACTCCAGTACTCATAGCATGAGTATAGGTAAATATAATCAAACTTACTTTAGTAATCACCCCGATGAATGCGATAGAGACGGAGTTCTTTATGGGGTAGTTCTGGTCAATACAAAAACATTCGAAAGAGAATGTATTAAGGTTGGAATCGCATCAGGTAAGGATTGGAGACATATAATAAAGCGTAGTAAGGGTTTTAAAGGATATGATATTCGTATTCAAAAGACTTGGCACGCTCCTCTGTACCTCGTATGGGCAGAAGAACAAGACCTCCATGAAAAGTACCGACATGACAAATATTCTCCTAAGGTTAAGTTTGGAGGTCATACAGAGTGTTTCAAAATTGATTCGTTGATTCTGCAGGACTTTCCAAAAAATAGTTCTTGACATGGGAACTGAATTTTGTTATAATATATAAATAGAAATTAAGAGAGAACACATGAAGCAAATACTCCCGCCAACGCACTGTCCATCTTGTATGACACAGCTTGAGTGGGTTAAAGACCAGCTCTATTGTAATAACCTGAATTGCGCAGGCAAGACAAGTAAAAAGATTGAGCATTTTGCTTCTACTCTCAAAATCAAAGGTCTCGGACCTAGAACAGTTGAAAAACTACAATTAATCGATTACTTCGATTTATATGAAATGCCTCTAGAAATTATGATAGACGCACTTCAATCCGAGAAACTAGCAGTTAAACTGCATAGAGAAATACAAAGTAGTAAGGCTACTGACTTAGTCGACTTGTTACCAGCTTTCTCTATCAAACTAATTGGTCGGTCAGCTTCTGCAAAAATTTGCTCTGTTATTAAAAACATGGCAGAACTTAGTGAGGAAACTTGCAAAGAAGCAGGACTTGGACCAGTAGCAACAGAACATTTATTGGACTGGTATTACGACGAGTTTATAAACGGGTATGAACGACTTCCATTCAAGTGGATACAGATACTAAAAGTATCTAAACCTACAGGGAATAAAGGAGTCGTTTGTATTTCAGGAAAACTAAAAAGCTACAAGACAAAAGCTCAAGCAACAGAATATTTAGAAAAACTGGGCTATCTTGTTAAAAGTAGTTTGACTAAAGATGTAAATATATTAGTTAATGAAAGCGGTGTAGAGTCCGCAAAAACAAGGACAGCCCAAGAAAGGGGTGTTAAAATAATAACCAACTTAAAAGAAATAATAGGAAACTAAAAATGGCATTACCAAAATGGACAGACGAAAGAACTCAACAGTTAGTAGATTTCGTCGGTGACTCAAGCCCAATTTCTCAAGCTATGGTATCTGACGCAGCTGATGATTTAGAAACATCAACAAGGTCAGTATCCTCAAAGCTAAGAAAAATGGGATATGACGTAGAGCTTGCTTCTTCAGTATCAAACAGAACTTTTTCTGAAGATCAAGAAGCTACTTTATCAAACTTTGTAACTGACAACAGTGGTCAGTACACATACGCAGACATTGCATCTTCATTCGAAGGTGGACACTTTTCTGCAAAATCAATACAGGGAAAAATTCTATCAATGGAATTAACTTCTCATGTAAAACCAGCTGAGAAGCCTGAATCTGTCAGAACTTACTCTCCCGAAGAAGAAAACACATTTACCACTATGGTAAACGATGGTGCATTTGTTGAAGAAATCGCAGAAGCACTTGGCAAATCTGTTAATTCTATCAGAGGAAAAGCTCTTAGCTTACTTAGAAGTGGCGACATAGGCGCTATACCTAAGCAAAAAGAAACTAAAGGTTCTAGCAAAGCTGACCCTTTAGCGGAAGTTAATGATATCGAAAACATGAATGTTGAAGATATCGCTGACGAAATTGGCAAAACTGTAAGAGGCGTTAAAACAATGTTAACTCGTAGAGGCTTAACTTGTGCTGATTATGACGGAGCCGCTAGAAAAGAAAAAGCATCTAGCTAATTCTTTCTAACAACTGAACAGGGGAATTATCCCCTGTTCGCTTATATCTGGGAGGGTAGACATTGAACTTAACTTCAGCTTTACTGAAGCAAATAATAACGCAGGAAGATTTCGAATCTTGGGGAAACCTAAGAGAGAACTATTTATCTGCAGAATATCAATCTCTTTATAAAGTAATTGATAAACATATTAAAAGTTATAATGGTCTACCAACCTTTGAAGACCTTAAACTATCCATTCGTGATAGAAAACTACAAGAAAAAGTATTCGCAATCGAAGCTGTAGAGGTCGAGGTTGATGCGTATGTATTATTAGAGTACTTAAAAAATGAATATACGCAAGTAGAAATACTAGATGAATTAGATGGATTTATAGAAAAGACTGTCGCTATATCTAATGCTGAGGAGAATGTAGAAGCTCTACAGAATATCGTATTAGATATAGGAGACCGTGTCGATTTAAAACCACCCGAAGAAAATATGCAGACTATTGCACTATTTGATTCTGAGAAAGACCTTAAGAAGTTCTTACCTCTAGGATTAAATGATGACTATGACCAATCAATGAAGTTCTCTCCAAGAGACTTAGTATTAGTAGGTGGTCGTAGAGGTGCTGGTAAATCCTTGGCTTGTTGTAATATTGCCAACAATGTTTACAATCAAGGAAGAAGCAGTATCTATTTTACAATAGAAATGGATAGTCGTTCTATTCTACAAAGATTATGTGCTCTTGGCGCACGAATACCCATATCAAGACTAGCTACTCGTAACTTAACAACTGTTGAGTGGAATCGTGTGGGTGAATGGTGGGCAGGTAGATTTGATGGTGGACACGAATTATTACCAGAGTACTATGATAATAAAGACTTTGATGGGTTTCATAAAAAATTACAAACACTACCACTAAATAAAGATAGACAACTAGATGTAGTCTATGACCCAATACTTAGTCTAGGAAAGATTAGACAAGAATTAGAGAGTAGAGTTTCACAAAGAGATTATGGTGTAATTATAGTTGACTATCTAAACCAAGTCAAAAGAAGTAATGCACCAAGTCGGTCAGGACAATATGACTGGACAGAGCAAATAGAAGTAAGTAAGACTCTGAAAAGTATGGCACAGGAATATGAAGTTCCTGTATTCTCTCCTTATCAAACAGACAATACAGGAGAGGCAAGATTTGCAAAAGGTATTTTAGATGCTGCTGACGCAGCGTTTACGATTGAAACATGGTCACCAGAAGACGAGTGTATCACATTCAATTGTACTAAAATGCGTAGTGCAAAAATGGAAGGATTTACAAGCGTTATGGATTGGGAAACATTAAAGATAGGCCCCCAAACCACCATGAATCCTAAAGAGAGAGACGCAATCAAAGATAGCCTATCAACAGGAGAAGATATACATGACTCAATATGATGAATTAATCAGAAAAAAAGCTAAACAACTAGAGGCTGAAGAGTGGGGCAATCAAGTAAAATACATACATGCTAGTCATGGAGTTATGGAGATTGCATTTAATAACGGACTAAAAAGATTTGAAGAAACTAAGCCTGGTGGAAAGAAATGGACAACAGGAGAGAAAGAAACAAAAGACTCTTTATTTCAATCTTTTGGCAAATGGATGGCAGATCAGCGTGGCTAGTGATAGAATAGGAGAAACAGCTGCAAATTTAGTAGCTGTACCACCTTATGAAGTGGTAAAGACAACAACGGATAGACTCTTACTAGAGCCTACTGTTGTGCAGAACATACATAATGTTCCTGCAAACCATCTACTCGTAGCTAGTATAAAAGAAAGTGGGATTATGAATCCTTTCTTAGCTATGAAAAGTTGGTATCCTATTGCTGGTAGTCAAAGATTACGAGCAGTACAAATAATAAAGCAAACCGATTCAAACTTTAACTTGGATGTAGTAGTTCATAGATATTTAGAGGATTGGTGGAATTGTTACTATTTATGGAGTGATAAGAAGTTTAGAGATGATGCGATTGCAATCTGGTTTCAGATGCAAGAAGCAGTATTCAAATCAAAATTTTACCAGCATGAAGTAGATATTGACGGAACTAAAATGACCGAGTATGAAGACATTGGCGAAAAACTTAAATGGAAAAGAAATGGAAATACTAATAGCAGCATACATAGTTCTGATAATAGTAATTTGGGCAGTAACTTAAATGAAAGTTGATGAACTATTACAAGAGAAACGTATTGACTACAAAGTCTCAGGTAGAGACTATGTAGTCAAGTGTATTAACCCTGACCACGAGGATAGTAATCCAAGTATGCGCATTGATAATATCACTGGTATATTTAATTGCTTTGCTTGTGGTTTTAAGGGCAACTTGTTCACACATTTTGGTGCAGCAGCAAACTTCTTAGAGATAAAGAGACAAAAGTTGAAAACCTCTATTGAAGAAAAACGCTCTGCAAGTGTAGGTTTTGAGTTCCCCAAAGGTTTCCAACCTTATAAAGGAAACTGGAGGGGAATACAACCAGAAACATATAAGCATTTTGATGCTTTTATGCATCACGATTCGCAGTTTAATGGAAGAATAGTCTTCCCGATTCGTGATATAACAGGAAAGGTGGTAGCTTTTAACGGTCGTCATATGACAATGACCGAGATACCTAAGTATCTAATATACCCTCCACAAGCTAAGCTACCACTGTATCCTTCTAATGTTAAACCTATTAAAGGCAAAGTAATATTAGTAGAGGGTATATTTGACATGGTAAATTTATGGGACAAAGGATTGACAAATGCAATCTGTTGTTTCGGAACAAAGAACATAGACATAGAAAAGCTATCAATACTTAAGATGCAGAACATAGAAGCAGTAGATATTATGTTTGATGGCGATAACGCAGGACAAGAAGCTGCGGAAGATTTAAAAATAATGGCAGAGAAGGTTGGACTAATATCTAGAAATATAAATCTAGGTTCTAATATGGACCCAGGCGGACTTGCTCTAGCAAAGGTTAGTAGCCTTAGGGATAGATTGTATGGATAATAGACAACCTGAATGGACAGGAAAAGAAGAATTAACAGAACTAAAATATCGTGGGCATATAGTTCCAGGATATAAAATAGCACGAACTGGTTTAATAATCAGTTATAAAGTAAGTAAAAAAGGCAGACCCTTAACTTGGAGTAGAAGAAGTCCAAAAGCTGATTATCCAGCTGTAAAATTGCAAATTCCAATAGAAACAATTGGTATAGCGTACAGCTCAAAATCATACGACCTTAATCATGCAAAAGCTGGTATGATAGCAAGAAGGGTTGATGTTCATTTAGCAGTAGCAGATACTTGGTTATGGATAGATTCATGTCCTTTAGATTTGGAACTTTACTGGTCAAGCTTTTCAATTGAACTAAAAGAAATTATGAGGTCTTATTTTCAAGTAGACCATATAGATAATGATAGGTGGAATCCTCATGTATCTAATCTAAGATTTGTATCGCCTAGACATAATAATCCACACATAAAAGCGGCAATGCAAGCAGAAGAAGGAATCAAAAACAGTTCTTGACATCGCGTTCAGAATTTGATATAATATATATAATGGAAAAACAAATGACAAAAGTAGCAATAATTGAATCAAAGATGTCCCGAACTAATTGGGGAGACCGCTTTGATAATGCGTTTGAGTTCGACAGATATGCTCTGTGTTCAGACGCCAGAAAGAAAAAGATTTTAAAAGCAGATGTAGATATAGAAATTAACCTTGATGATTATACTTGGGTAGTACTTGTAGGCTCAGAAGCCTTAAAGTATTACACAAGTGTAAATTCTATCACAGAATACAGCGGCAGATGTGTAGAAGATAAATTTCTGCCCGTTATCAATCCTGCTATGCTTTCGTTCAAGCCTGAAGCTAAACCACTTTGGGACGAGAGCAAAAAGAACATACAAGAATTTATAAGTGGAGACTTGGTAGTAGCACAAGTAACAGAAGAGCAAGCATTAGGAATTGATGATGAGGCAGAAGCAAGAGAGTTTTTGCAGGCAGCATTAGACCACCCTAATAAATTTATAGCACTCGACTCAGAGACAACAGGACTTTATCCTAGAGACGGTTATATGATAGGATTTAGTCTATCTTATAAGAAGGACATGGGTGCCTATATACTTACTGATGTTATCACGCCAGACATCGAGGAAATAATGCAGAAGATATTTGACACTAAGATGGTAGTGTTTCATAATGCTAAGTTTGACTTAGCTTTCTTTGAGTATCATTTCAACTTCAAGTTTCCACGCTTTGAAGATACTATGCTTCTTCACTATTGCTTGGAAGAACAGCCAGGCACACATGGTTTAAAACAACTCGCTATGAAGTACACACCTTATGGTGATTATGAGAAACCAATGCATGATTGGATAGCAGGATTTAGAAAATCACAGGGAATACTCAAAGCAGAATTTGCTTGGGATAGTATTCCTTTTGAAGTTATGAAAACATACGCAGCAATGGACGCAGTAGTTACATTACTAGTATTCGAGAAACTATATCCAGCTGTTAAGAAAAATGCTAAACTGTGGTCTGTGTATGAAAATATACTGATACCTGGCTGTCGCTTTCTAACAGATGCCCAAGATAACGGAGTGCCTTTTGATAAAGAAAGATTAGAGAAAGGTAGAGACTTGATGCAAGATGACATAGACAATGCAGTTGCAAAACTATATGAGTTTGAAGCAGTAGAAAAGTTTGAACAAGTAAATCAAAAACAATTTAATCCAAACAGTACAGTACAGCTAAGACAATTACTGTTTGATTTTGTAGGACTAAAACCTACAGGTAAAAAGACTGGTACAGGTGCACACTCAACAGATGCAGAAGTACTAAAACAATTAGCAGAAGAACATGAAATACCTGCTCACATTCTTAGCATAAGACAAAAGTCTAAGATAAAGAATACTTATCTTGATAAAATATTACCACAACTTGATAGAGATGATAGACTACGTACAGGTTTCAATCTGCATGGCACAACATCAGGTCGTCTTTCTTCGAGTGGTAAAATGAATATGCAACAAATACCTAGAGACAATCCTATTGTCAAAGGTTGTATTCGTGCCAAAGAAGGCAACAAGATAGTTGCAATGGACTTAACAACTGCAGAAGTGTATGTTGCGGCTGTACTCGCTGATGATAAGAATCTTATGAATATATTCAAAGAAGGCGGTAACTTTCATAGTAATATTGCTAAGTTAGTATTTAACTTGCCTTGTGAAGCAGATGAAGTTGCAGAACTATACCCTACCGATAGACAGGCTGCTAAAGCTGTAACATTTGGTATTATGTATGGTGCTGGTTCAAATAAAATATCACAGCAAGTTACTACAGACTCAGGTACTTACTTTAGTAAGTCTCAGGCTCAAGAAGTCATTGATGATTACTTTAGACAGTTTCATAAACTAAAAGCATGGATAGATAAGAGTAGTAGATTTATTATGGATAATGGATTTATCTATGGTGCTACAGGCAGAAAGAGAAGATTACCGAATGTAAATTCTGATAATCAAGGAATACAAAGTCATGAAGTTAGATCTGGTATGAACTTCTTAGTTCAATCAGTAGCTTCTGATATTAACTTACTTGGTGGAATTGATATGAATGAATATATCAAAAGAAATAATATGAAGTCAAGAATCTTTGCTTTAGTCCATGACTCAATTCTTGCAGAAGTGCCAGAAAATGAGGTAGAGTTATACTCAGAAAAACTACAAGAGTTTATACAATTAGATAGAGGATTTAGTATCCCAGGAACTCCTGTAGGTTGTGACTTTGATGTTGGTGATGACTATTCCTTTGGAAAGTTTGAAGCCAAGTATGATATATGATAGACTAAAATTTCCAATATTTACAATCCATACTGATGATGTAGTGTCAGCAGATGGATTGCTTTGGATTGAAAACAAAGTAGTAGATGATACTAATATGAAAGGGGAAACGCTAGGCATAAGAAGATTGCAGTCTCCTATGAAAAGTATCTACCCTCTAAAGTATATGGTAAAAGATATATCATCTTTACTAAGACATAAAGGTAGCCACTACATAGATAGTGCAGGATATGTATTTACAAAAGAAAAAACAATAGTGGTAAAACTCAAGTACCACAAAATATTAAGAACAGATAAAAAAGGTGTGGCAAGTATATTATGGATAAAGGATTGTCCTTTCCCCTTTACACTAGAAAGACCTTTAAAAGATACAGAAACTTGGGCAGGCATATTATATAGACAAGATATGCCTTGGATTCTGTATTCTACTTCAAATAAAAAAGAAAAAGATTCATGGAGAAAAATATGAAAAAATTATTATTTTGGGTTATAGATTGCTGGAGAGTCGTTATGGATAATCGATTTAATCCGCTAAGACACATACCCGATGCATCGATACAAGCGTACTTTACATTAGTACTCTTTACAATGTGGTCTGTATTTTTTGGCTTTATTGCTACATACTATTTAGGCTGGTATGGTTACGACATAGTAACTTCTATCATTGTCCACTTAGGAGTTATAATACCAATTATATTTACTAACATTATATTTCACGAAGCTGAAAGAGATGGACGCAACTGGTATACAGAATATAGACAAGAGCAGTGGAAGAAGAAACTCTTCCCAAGAAAAAGCAATGTAATTAAATGGGACATTGATAAAGAAGCATGAGACACCCGAATGACTACTACCCTACTCCTACTTGGTGCTATGAACATCTGCCTATAGATTGGAGTCAATTTAAGACAGCTCATGAAGCTGGAGCAGGAGATGGTAGAATAGTATCATTTCTAGAAAATAAAGGAATAGAAACAACATACTCAGAAATAGAAGAAGGAAAAAACTTCTTTGATTATAGTGGAGAAGTAGATTTAGTATTTACCAATCCTCCATTTTCTTTAGCACAAGAATTTATAGAGCATGCTTTATCTTGCGCTCCTACAGTAGTAATGTTACTAAGAATAAATTTTTTAGGTAGTCAAAAAAGATATAGTTTTTGGCAACAGTTTCCACCTGATGGATTATATATACTAAGTAAGAGACCTTCGTTTACAGGAAAAGGAACAGACTCTATTGACTATGCTTGGTTTGTATGGAGTGATATAAAAGAGTTACAAGGACTTCACTGGATAAAATGAAAGCCGTACTTAGCGATAGGATTTATATGGAGGTGCTTCCGCATACTCAAAAAAAGATTGATGATGAATTAACTTATTCTATACCTTCTTTTAGATTTAGTGACCCACCATTTATAATTAAGAACATGGCATTAATTAAGCAAGGACTTATAGCTATACCTATTGGTAGACAGGATTTAATACCAAACGACTATGAAATAGTTGATAAACGAACCGAGAAACCTCAGAAGTTCCCTGCTTTTGCATTTCAATTACGTGAAAGCCAACAGTTGGTATATGATGAAGTATATGACAGTGCTATAATTAACGCTTGGGTCAGTTGGGGAAAGACATTTACAGCTTTAGCAATAGCTGGTAAGTTAGGTCAAAAGACTCTTGTAGTTACGCACACTGTCCCTTTGCGTAAGCAGTGGGAAAATGAAGTACTCAAAGTCTTTGGATTTAAAGCTGGAGTGATTGGTAGTGGTAGCTTTGATACAGAACCTCCTATAGTAGTAGGAAATATACAATCACTATACAAAAGAATAAAAGATATTAGACAAGAATTTGGAACAATCATACTAGATGAAATGCATCATGTATCTTCTCCAACATTCTCACGAATTATAGATAAGTCTTGTGCTAGATATAAGATAGGACTTACAGGTACCTTACAAAGAAAAGATGGTAAACATGTTGTCTTCCGAGATTACTTTGGAGATAATGTTTTTAAACCACCAAAGGAAAACTTTATGGTGCCAAAAATTGATATCCTACAAATACCTATAAGGTTTATAGATGGAACATCAATACCTTGGGCTAATCGAATAAATGAGTTAGCCTACAACCCAGAGTACCAACATTCTGTGGCAATGGCTGCTGCATCATATGCCGCCAAAGGTCATAAAGTGTTAGTAGTATCTGATAGAGTGGATTTCTTAAAGAACTGTGCCAAACTCACTGGTGATAATGCAGTTTATGTAACAGGAGATATACCACACGAAGAAAGACCAGATATACTTCAACAGATTTATGAAGATAAAGACATACTGTATGGGACACAATCAATATTCTCAGAAGGTATTTCTTTAAACATTCTAAGCTGTTTGATACTGGCAACACCAGTGAATAACGAGCCTCTACTTACCCAGCTCATTGGTAGGGTTATTAGAGACTATGAAGGAAAACCACAACCCGCAATAGTAGATATTAATTTAATCGGAAAAACTGCAAAGAGACAGGCTAGTCAACGACTAGGGTACTATATCAAACAAGGATATGAGATATCAACCCTGTAAGCACCTCCGAAAAATACTACTTGACACGAGTTTCAAAATTTGTTATAATATATGATAAAATATAATTGGGAAAAGATATATAGAGAAGCGAAAGGCGATAGTGTTTCAATTCTCACTATTATTCATCTCTTGACTTACAAGAGAATCCCAGCCAGCCGAAAGGATAAAACATACAAGTACTTTGGGAAAAGTTTTCTCGGGGGTAGCTTTCTGTGTAATCCTAGACAATTACTGGCAGAGAGAAGAAATTATAGTAATAAAGAAGCTGCAGAGTATATTGCAGTTGCTTCGTACCGTAATTACTTTGAATTTATGCAATCAGGTAAGACAACATTAGAGTTGCTACACTTACCTGTTGACACAACGATAGTAAATCGCAACAGACTGCTTCATCTCAAAGATGGTCTAATACACTTTGAGTTTGAAGATAACGCTAAATGGAGAACATAATGGCAATAAAATTTAATCAAACTAAGGGCGGAGCCCAAAAAGACAAAATCGACCAGTACACATACAAAGAAGGGGACAACAAGTTCCGTCTAGTAGGTGACATACTGCCGAGATACGTTTACTGGATTAAAGGTGAAAATGGTAAAAACATTCCTATGGAGTGCTTAGCATATGACCGTAATACAGAAACATTCAATAACAAGGATAAAGACTACGTAAGAGAGTTTTTTCCTGATTTAAAATGTGGTTGGGCATACGCTATTCAAGCTATTGACCCAGCAGATGGCAACGTCAAAGTTGTTAATCTAAAAAAGAAACTCATGGAACAAGTAATGGTTGCCGCAGAAGATTTAGGCGATCCAACTGACCCTGAAACAGGGTGGGACGTTTGCTTCCAAAGAGTAAAGACTGGACCTATGGCATTTAATGTCGAGTACAGACTACAAGCACTTAAGTGCAAACCAAGACCTCTAACAGACGAAGAGCAAGCTAAGATAGCTGACCTACGTTCTATGGACGATGTCTTACCAAGACCAACTGCAGACGCTCAATTAGAGTTATTGCAAAGAGTAACTCAACCTGCTGATGCTGCTGAAACACCATCAGATGTGGATAGTGAGTTCAGTATTAGCTAGGAGAAAATTATGATAGGAGTAGGAGAACAATTTCCAAGTATGCATCTTCAAGGTGTAGACATAGACAACTCAATAATGGATATAGATATATTAACACCAACTGATTGGTCAGTAGTATATTTTTACCCCAAAGACTTTACTTTCATTTGCCCTACTGAAATAACCGCCATGGATAAATTAGTAGATGATGCAGATGTTATAGGAGTCAGCGGAGATAATGAGTTCTGTAAGATTGCCTGGAAAACAGCAGATGGTAGACTAAGAAATATTAAACATATTCTTGCTGCTGACTGTGGTTTGGTACTCGCTAGTAAACTAGGAATAGTTGACAAGCAAGAGAATGTTTGCCTTAGAGCAACATACATAATTGACCCCGAAGGGGTAATACAACATGTATCAGTTAATGCACTAGATACAGGCAGAAATGCCCAAGAAGTCCTTAGAACTTTACAAGCACTTAAATCTGGTGGTCTCACCGGGTGTGCTTGGGAACCAGAGGACGACTTTGTAGCATGATATTATTTACAGCAGATTGGCATATTAAATTAGGTCAGAAGAATGTACCAATGGCATGGGCATGTACTAGATATAAGTTGTTCTTTGAAGCAATTCAAGAATTAGAACCACACTTTAGTATGCACATTATTGGTGGAGACTTATTTGATAGAGTGCCTTCGATGGACGAGATTACTTTATACTTTGATTTTATTAAAGAAGTAAAAATACCAACAATTATATTTGATGGTAACCACGAAGCTACAAAGAAAAATAAGACTTTCTTCTCTAATCTTAAGAGAGCCACATCTGATGTAAACCCTTTAGTTGAGATTGTAGATACAACTACTGAATATGATTGGGGGACATTACTCCCATATGCAGACTTGCATAAGAAAGGTTCAATAGAAAAATGCAATCCTAACAAACCTTTGTATACTCATGTAAGAGGAGAGATACCTCCTCATGTTACACCAGAGGTGGACTTGGATAGATTTAGTCCATTTCCTGTAGTTTTTGCGGGTGACCTACATAGCCACTCCAATACGCAGAGAAATATAGTCTATCCAGGAAGTCCTATGACTACATCTTTTCACAGAGATTTGGTTACTACAGGATTTCTAATTATACATGATGATAACAGTTGGACGTGGGACACTTTCGATTTACCTCAGCTTCTTAGAAGAACGGTAACTAGTGAAAGTGAAATGATAGCGTCTGACTTTCATCACACAATTTATGAGATTGAAGGAGATGTAGCTGACTTAGCGAATATTAAGAACTCCGAACTACTTGATAAGAAAGTAGTAAAACGAAGTACAGAAGCTACACTCAACCTCAAGAACATGACAATAGACGAGGAGTTAGTAGAGTACATGAGTGCAATACTAAATCTAAATGACAACAAGATAAAACAAATAATGGGAGTGTTTAATGATTACTCTAAAAACGCTACGTTGGGATAATTGTTTTAGTTATGGTACGAACAATATTTTACACCTTGATGATAGTAACCTTACCCAACTCGTTGGGACAAATGGACAAGGTAAGTCTTCCATACCACTTATTATCGAGGAAGTATTATTTAATAAGAACTCGAAAGGTATTAAGAAACAAGAGATACAGAACAGATTCGTTAACAATGGCTACTCAATAAATCTCACATTCTCAGTAGATGGGAATGAGTACGAAATTGATGTAAGTAGAAAAGCTAGTATAAAGTGTAAACTCTATGAAAATGGAGAGGATATTTCTAGTCATACTGCAACCAACACATATAAGACAGTCCAAGAGCTGCTTGGACTTGATTTTAAGACTTTCACACAACTTGTATATCAGAACACAAATACATCATTACAGTTTCTAACTGCGACAGATACAAATAGAAAAAAGTTTCTCATTGATTTGTTAAAGCTAGAAGAGTATGTAGAGTTCTTTGATATATTCAAGGACGCATCAAGAGAGATTTCTTTTGAAGTGAATAGTCTCAACAGTAAGTCTGATACAATAGTGAAATGGTTAGATGAAAATAAATTAGAGAGTACTAACATACTTCCTATTATAAATCTACCAAAATATTCACAAAAAGACGAAGAAGATTTACAGCAGTTACGAAGCGATTTTGAAAAGATTTCGGAAAATAATAAAAAAATTATAGATAACAATTTTAATCTCGAACTACTTCAAAAGGTAGAGATGAGTGAGCATAGATTGTATAAGGGTGAAAAGGTTGACCTTGCCGCTAAGTCGCAGAAACTTGGCACTATACGTGCAAAATTGTCTGATGCTCAAGCGCATTTGGACAAACTTGCAAAGCTTGATACTCAATGCCCTACCTGTGAACAGGAAATAGATTGGGATAAACTCGAAGAACTTCGAATGAAGTATGTAAGTATTATTACACATGGAGTTGATGAAGAAGAAGATATTGAAGAAGATATCGAGAAAGCAAGAGAACAGAATAAGAGAGTTGCAATTCGTGATGTACAACAACGCGAGTTTGAAGAACTTATGAGAATTGTGGACAAGAGTCTACCTTCTCAAATTTTAGACGGCGACGAGATTTCCGCTTCTATTGACGAACTCTCTTCAAAGATTGCGAATATTCGTACAGAAATCGAAAGAATAAGTTCCGAGAATATAGTGGCAGAACGCCACAACACTCGTATCTCTATCATTGACGAACAAACAAACGAAATGGAATCGCAACTGGAAGGGATTGTCGCGGCTTTGGGTAAAGTAGAAGAAAAGTCTGCTCACTTAGAGATATTAAAGAAAGCATTTAGTACAAATGGACTACTTGCATACAAGATTGAAAATCTAGTAAAAGACTTAGAGCAACTTACAAATGAGTACCTGTCTGAACTATCAGATGGAAGATTCAGTTTGGAGTTTGTTGTAACGAATGACAAATTAAATGTCGAAATAACTGACAATGCAAAAGTAGTAGATATACTTGCATTGTCTTCAGGAGAACTCGCAAGAGTTAATACAGCAACACTACTAGCTATACGAAAGCTAATGAGTAGTATTTCTAGTTCTCGTATCAATACATTATTTCTTGATGAAATCATAAGTGTACTTGATGATGAAGGAAAAGAAAAGATAGTAGAGATACTATTGGACGAAGATCTGAATACTTACTTAGTATCTCATGGTTGGACACACCCACTCGTAGCAAAAATAGAAGTAGTAAAAGAGGAAAACATAAGTAGGCTTGAATAGTGGATACATTCATAAAACATGAATGTCCAGTACTAAAGCGAATGATATATATAGCCGTAGGCATGACCTGCGCACATTGTAAAAAATATGGTAAACGCAAGACAGAAAGGAACAAAAGCAGAAAGAGAAGTAGCAGGAATGCTCAAAAGACACACAGGACTTGATTTTATACAGACGCCCGGTAGTGGTAGTGGTAAAATTAAAGGAGACTTGTATGTCGAAGATAAACATAATCTCTTTCTTATAGAAGTCAAACACTATAAAGACATGGGTTTTACTCACAAAATCTTTACACAGAAAAGTAATAATTTTGTAAAGTGGTGGAACAAAGCAATATTACAGGCACAGCAAATGGAGCAAGAGCCTATCATATTGATGAAACAAAACTACTCAAACTGGTTCGTTGCGACTACACGCAAACCAGTAAAAGAAAAAAGATATATGTACATAAACTGGCTCGGTGCATATATAATGAACGCAGAAAAGTGGCTAGAAAATGAAAAATTGGAATTAACAAATGGCGATAAACTTCTCAAGCCTTGGGAACCAGATCCAGAATGGGAACTTACTAATAGTTGATGGTCTAAACGTAGCCTTTAGGTGGAAGCACTCTAAACAGCTCGAGTTTAAACACGACTATGTAAGAACCG